TCAAATCTTTGTTGTTGTAAATCTAATTTAATTTCTTCATCACTCATACCAAGAACGTGTTTTTTAGCCCATGTTGCGGAAACTGGCGCTATACCACCACCCGGGTCACTAACAGCATCTTTATATAACGTAATCTTAGTTTGCCAAGCTTCTAATTTAAGTAATTCAGATTGAGTTGATGGGTTAGTTAAACCTAAAGCAAAATTATCTAATTCTTCATCAAAACCTAAAACATATAAATGAATAATAGCTATTTTATTTAACTCTTGTACTATAGATTTTTGAATTCTATTTATCGTTCTTGCAAACCTAATATCTAATAAAGCTAAGTTTTTACCTTCTCCCACAACCTCTTCAAAACCTAAAAAGGCTTTTGGTATTCTTAATGAAGCTAATAATTTTTTCTGAATGTATTCTATATCTGCTATTTCACTAAGATTTGTAGCTCCAGGTAAAGTTTCTATAGGACTAGGTGCTGCTTGGTCTCTAACTGGGATAAAAAAGTCTTGGTCTACGGCCATTTGGTTATACCTTAAGTCTACTTGTCCATTAGCTGGGTCTACGACCGGGTCTCTTTTAAATTTGTTAGCAACTCTTTGTACATAAGCTTCAACATCTTTATCATCCATGTTACCTACAAATATTTTAAAAATTCTTCTTTCCGGTGCTCTAGCTGTTCTATATACTAACATAGCGTCCTCAGCTAATAACATTTGTTTCCAAGTTCTTCTAGCTTTTTCTAACATAGAAGTACCATATGGTAATCTTCTATCATCACCTAATAATCTAAAATGTGCTACTTCCCAAGAATTTAATTCCATTTGTTTATCTTTCCAAACAAATTTTACTTTTCTTTCTTTTTCTTCACCATCTTTGTCTTGGTTTAAAAAAGACCCACCTTCAACTCTTTCTATTTCAACGTTAGGTAATTGTCTACAACCTATTATACCTTTTTCAGGGTCAATTTTTAAATAAACAAAATTATCACCATATTTTGCGGTATTTCTAATCCACATTGGTAGGTTAGTGTTTACGTCTAGTATGTTATTAAATAGGTCAGCTAAAATAGATTTAATTCTAGCTGATTCTGAGTATATTGTTAACATGTGACCATCTTCTGAAGGTGTTGTAGATTCCTCAGCGTATATATCTAAAGCTGCTGAAATTTCCGGGGTAAACTCCATAGATTCATAATCGTAATATGAAGCTAACCTAGTTGGTTCATAATAAACTGATTGTGTGTAAATCTCGTTTTCTATTCTTTGCCATTGATTTGACAAATATACTGTTTGTTGAGCTGTTAACTTCTCTTTTTCAAATTGAGCTTTTGAAGTTGTCTTTAGTAGGTCATCTTTAGCAAATTTATATTTTGTAAAAGCTGGTTCTTCTTGTCTTGGGCCTTCTGGTCCAAACATCTTACTTAGTCTCTGGAATACTGTTAAATTTTCTGCCATAGTTCAATAATAATAATTTTATTATAAATAGTCCACACCTTTACCTTCTTCTAGTTCCACCGAATAACCAATTATATTCCTTATATAGTTGTTCGTTACTTACATTAGGTCTTATACTTGGATTTAAAGCTTCGGAATTACTTATTGGTTTTAAGTCTATTAATGTTTCTTTTCTATCTTCTGTAACATCTACCCAACTATTTAACATAGCTTTTGTCATTTCGTCAGCTTTTTTTAATTGTGAAAAAGAACTTTCACCAACATAAACGGCCATCGCTAATGCCATAATTAAATCATCATGTTTTCCTTTCATGTGGTTTGGTTTACCGTTAACAAAAACAAATGTGTAAAGTTCGTTTAGTAATCTATGTGATTTTATCACAAAACCATGTCGTAAAGCTTCTTCAAAAGCAGAGACAATTTGTGCTCGTTTATTATTAAAACTTATGCCTGGTATTTTTTCTAGTAGTTTTGGATTGTACTTCCATTTATCAGCTGTGTTAGCTCCCTCAACATATAGGTCTCTATAACCTAATTCTTGTAATTTTCTTGCCGTTGCTACACCCATACCTCCAGTTATATCAATAACAATATATGCTTTATAAAGGTTACCCCATTTAAAAGCTAAGTCAGCCGCTAAATCAGGTGGAATTTTACCTAAATACTCCATAACCTGAGTTCTCTCTTCAAAATCAATAACACATATAGATGTGAAATCTTCGGAATCACCTCTAGATACGTCAATACCCATAATATATTTATGGTTTAATTTAGCTTCTTCCCAAACCCATAATTGTCCACTAGCATATTTTTCTTTAGGTTCTACCACCATAGTTTCTTTTATACGTTCAATAGTTTCAATAGGGATAACATTATCTCCTGAACCTAAAAAAGCACTCTCTAATTCCTGTGATATTTTTCTTCTATCAAACTTTAATTTTTTACACATAGACTCAAACCAAGAAGAATATGGTTTATAACCTTTCTGGGTTAACCCTTTAAATTTAGTTTGGTCTTTTTCAGAAATATTTAAACTATCGTCATAATCTTCTCTATTTAACATATAATGAATAATGTCTTTAGTTTTAACCCACACTAAATCTTTAGTAAATCTAGGGTCATTTTCCCAATGTAATTCGGAAACCCTAAAATTGTTAATACCCTGAATTGCTTGGTCATAGATTTCATAATATATTTTATCATATCCGTTTGGTGTTGAAATAACTATAACTTGACCACCCGTAGAAAGGGATGCCATACAAGCAGCCCACAAATCATCACCAGCTTCTATATAAGCGGCCTCATCAAATATCAATATTGTGGGCGTATAACCCCTTAAGGCATCGACTGAGGTAGCTACAGCTTTAACCTCACAACCATTATTTAATTTATAATGTCTTTGTGAATCTTTTTCTTTTGAAAATCCAACATTAATCCATTCAGGCCATTGATTTAAAAATTGTCTAATTTTATTTGCTAATTCCTGTGCTGTATCTAATTTATTAGCTAATATTAGTACTTTTTCAGGTTTAGTTTTAGAGGCAAATTGTAATTGTTTTGAAATCCAAGCAGCTGTAGCGGTAGATACACCAGCTTGTCTATATTTTTTAGTAATATTTTCGTTGTATTTTTCAAAATTGTTTAACATCATTTCCTGTTCAGGAAATAATTTAAAAGGTACATACTTACTTTGGGTATTGTCGTATGTTTCTAAATATGATTTAATAGCATAGGGGGTATCTTTATAACACTTCGCATACTCCGCTATTAGTTCTTCATTATTCATAATAATAAATATCGGAAAATAAAATATAAAATAAATGGATGGTTGTATTAACTACCTAAACTTTGTAAGTAGTTGTTTTCTTCTGGTGTTAAGGAATCCATTCCTGATTTAGATATTTTTTCTAGTATTTTGTCTAAATCAAACTCCTCTGGTTCTTCTGTTTTACCAATTAAATCGTCTATACTTATACCACTAGATTCCGGTTCGATTACTGTTGATTCATCATCATCATTTGTATCAATACCTACAGCTTCTTCATAGTCCTCTTCTTTTAATTCTTGCACTATTTCGTCTACTAACTTTTGGACTAGTCTTTTTCCTTCTTCACCACCTTCTAACATTTTTTTAGCTAAATTTAAAAAGTCTTCAGCCTCTAAACTAACAATTCTAAAATAAAGATAGTTTTGTATTCTTCTACTATCATCGTTAGTTATTAATTCTTGTGGGTACGCTTCTGAAAATTTTTCCCAAATTACAGGACCTAACCTTAAGTCCCATATTTCAGCTGGTAAAGTATCTTCCATACCTATAACATCTTCAGCAAATTCTGGGTCAGATGGTAATCCGTGTGCTGAAACATATTCCATAACACCTTTAAATAATTCATGTACTAATATTGGGAATAACGCTCCTTCCGCTTTAATTGTTGGTGGGTCTGTTTCTAAATCTAATTCTTCTCTACCAGCTCCTAAACTCTCACCTTCACCAGCTGCCATTCTCATATCCATATCAGGCATTATCCAATACATTAAATCATTTACTGACATTAATAAAGAATATAAATTAACTAAATCTGGGTCTATTTCATTTAATTTTTCATCAACCATGTGGTAAAGATATAAAGCTTTTTTAGAAGACCCTTGTATTAAAGAATTTATAAATCTTCTTTTTTGTCTTTCTAAATCTAACTTTTGTAACCTGTCCGCAGCTTCTTGTTCTTCTTCTGGATTTTGTGGTGTTTTAGGTTTTTTAGGTTGTTTAGGTTGTTTTTGCATCCCACCTAGTGATGGTTTTTTAAGTTTAGCGTCAAATTGTAAATCCCCCTCTGGTACACCTAAATTATCCATAACAACCTCTACAGCTAACTGTTCTAGAGCTTGTTTATTTTGACTTTCTATCTGCATAGCTCTAAATAAAGCCTGTTGCATCATTGGTTGTAATGACATCGCGGATGCTGGGTCAACTGTTTCTAAACCAGTAGCTCTTTTAACCTTATCTATAACATCTTTAAATCTTTTAGACGCGATTACCTCTTCAAAAGAATCGTCCCCACCTAATTCTGGAAAAGCTTGGTGTTTACCTAATGGGTGTTCACCTGTAGATAATTTTCTTTCAATGTCTGGTGACATTCTTTCTGGTCCTTCATAATCTATAGGGGCTTC